TGACAATCTTTATTGCCTTTCCGGATTTCCGTTTTCGCCCGGAGTCCTCCGCCGTCCAGGTTTTCCACGGATCTCCACATTTCGACCGGCCTGTCGCGCCAGGCCGGATTGACATACTCGCGCTCGATCTTTCCTTGAGCGTCGCGAACATACACGCAATACTCGCCCGTCTCGTCATTCGACCACTTGCAATCCTCTATCAATTGGCCGGAATCGAGATCAATTGTCATATGGTTTTTGGGAGAACATGTACCGCTCTTGCGGACGCAACAAATCATTTGACGACCTCCATGCAAAATTGACAAGCCTTTACGAGAGCAATGGTGCGCCCTGCAAAGTGAAAGAAAGGTTTTCCTGTATCAACACATTGAGAGCGGTATTGATCGAGAGTCCGCTCATAGTGGCCCACGCATTAAAGTGATCCCCGGATTGATCGGCCGACGGTTCGTATGTGTAAAGCTCAAGAAAGTGTTGTTCCTGGACTTTGCCGAGCTCGTCCTCCATGCTATCGAACCAGGAATCCGCGCCGATGAAAAACGCGTTCGCGCTCCCGGATCCGGAGCCTTGTCCCGGAATGAATTCTTTCCAATGAGATTGACATCGGCTCGCGTCTCCCATTTCGACTTCGAAATTCATATCCCAACCGACCAAATATCCGACGCGCTGCAATCCGGACTTGACCACGAAAGCGTTATTCCCCGCGACCGTGACGGCCGTCACGTTCCCGCCGAACGTCGCGAGGCCCCGGACCGGATCGATATGCGTTACGACCTCGGCCCCGCTATCGGTAAAGGTCGGCAAATTGAACGGATTCAAAATCCTTTTCGTCGCGTCGGTGATCTGGCCGGTTGCCCCTGATTCCGTGCAGGCCTCGGCCGCGAGATTGCCGATTACCCATTGATCGGTGAGTGTATGGCCCGTCGTCGCCGCGATCGTCAACGTTTGGTCGTCGTCGAGCGTTTGCGCCGCGCCGGTTATCGCAACATCTGTCGTCCAGCCCCCGCCGTTCTTGCGCCACTTGAACGTGTCCGGCGTCGCGAGAGCATCGATAACGACCTCGTAATATGCCGACGCTACTCCGGAGAACGCGGTTCCCCACGTGAGATCGTTGAGGCCGGAGCCGGCAAAGCCGTTCGGCCTCAACCGATAGAGGTCGGCCCATTTTCCATGAGTCGGTACGCTTGACATATCGACCTCCGCTTATGCTGTAGTCAGTGCAAGAACGCCGTTGCCGGTAAACGGCCACGTAACCGCAACCTTGCCGCCTACGGCCGCCGGAACGCCCAGGCCGGTGATAAACAAGTCGCCGGCCAGATAGTCGGCCGAATCTTCCAGCATGAATTTCATATCTGTTAGCAAGACTCCCGGAACCGGCGTCACGATATTGGCGATCAAAGCCGCTTGCTCGGTGTTCGCCGTTACGAGTTGCCCCGTAATTGAGCCGCTCCATCCCGCTTGACCCGCGAGGTGCTCTTTCCAGTGTTGACCCTGTCGGGATATATCATCGAGGTCGAGCTCAAGGGAAATATCCCATCCCTCGGTGAAATCGACGAGCGTCCCGTTCTTGTCGGTCCTTGCTACTTTGCCATGAATAGGAACAGTATTACCGGCCATGTTGCGCCCCCTTTTTCGGTTTTGATTTACTGTTTGTCAAGGTCGAGAGCGTTTCCCCCTCAAGACCAAGGACCGTGATTTTCGCCCCTGGACAATCCAGGCATTCGGCGAGAACGTCTTTGACTACCTTTCGCGGACACGCCTTGTTTGATTGACATTCGATCCGGACTCGGCCGTGATATGGTTTAGGTTTCGGCATACCCCCCCCCTCAGGTCATTATCGGTGTTCCCTGAAAATATTGTTCCGTCAATACCCATGACATATCGGCAAAGAAATTCGGAAACCGGTCGATCACATCATATTGAATATTCGTCGAGCCGACCTCGATCTCGTCGGTCCCGACAACCCATATCCCGAAAACCACATTCTCGACGAGCTTCCGGAACGTTTCCAGGTGAACGAAACCGGTCGACTCGGTCAAATTGTCGGAGCCGCCGGACGTCGTCCCGGCGTTATTGATCCCGACCGAGACGCCCATTTCATGCCGCTTTTTCGGCAAGTCATATCCGACCGCTTTCGAATCTGGATAAACACTAACGCCCGGATATTGAGTCTCCGGATCCGGAGGTTTCCGGATATCGATCCCGGTGAAAACCTCATGATCCCGCGAATAGTTCGCTTGAGCCCATGCGGTGACAGTCGCGTCGTCTGCGATGGCCGTCGCGATACTTCGCGTCAATGCGAGCATATCGGTCATTTGACATACCTCGAATAGAGCGACCGAACGTCGCGGAGGATCTTGTCGGAATTGGCCTCCCAGAACGGATCAACCATTTCCCGAGCCGGCCTCTCAAAGACCGTCGTTGCATCTTTCACAAAAAAGAATTTCGCCATGCTCTTTTTGTTTCTCCGCATAAGCTCGCCACCTACGGCCCGAAAGAATTTCCGCTTTTTGTCGCTGACACTCTGCGAGCCTTTCTTTTGCAATATGCCGGCGAGATTAATCATGCCCTGAGAACCGCGGCCTCGCGCCTTGACAAATCCGATTTCGAGACTGAGAGAGGATCCCGTTCGCTTTGGATCCATCCGGACGTGCTTTGCAAACGCGGCCATCGGCCGATTGCGTTTCGGCCCCGTTACTCCGGCCCCGCCCTTTTTGGTTTTGCCCAACGTGAACCGGGAGACGTTCCTCAATTTGTCGAAAGGCGATCCGCCGACTCCGCCGGTCCGGAGCTCGGTCTTGAATTTCTTGACCGAGTCTTTCGCGGTTTCCTTCAGTGCCTTATGGGATCCGCCGACTCGCTTGCGGTCCGCCTCGATAAGCAACTTTCGAGCGGTAGCAAATCCGACCGGTCGGAATATAATATTCACAGTGTCGGCCGCTCCGTATAAAGCATCAACGACCATCGAACCGAGTCGCCGATATCGATCTCACGAACATAATAAGTCGTACCCTCGACGACGACGGGATCCCGATAATCAGGAAGCACGACGTCCGACTTTTTCACCCAAATCCAAACGACCGAAAGGACGCTCCGCGTTTCTTGATCCCAGGTTTTCCCGAACTCGTACTCGGCATCGATCGGAGTCCCGTCATAGGTGACAGCTTGTACCCATGGATTGTCCGTCGAGTGAAAGGCCGTCAAGTCGGTCAACGCTTGCGCCGCCGGTGTTTTCAAAGTCATGGCCGAGGATCACTCTTTCGCGGATTCGTCAACCGCTTTGTCCGCGGCCGTTTCCATCGCTTCCGCCACTTCCGCCGCAATTGCTTCCGCTTCCGCCACTTCCGCCGCGTCCGCTTCCGCTTGCGCCTCCGCGGTATGGATCCGCTCAAGCTCGGCCGCGTGTTCCTGCAGCTGCGAGGTGAGCCTCCCGATCTGTTTGTCCCGCCGCCCGAGCTTGTCCTTTAGGTTTCGGTTGATCCGGCCGAGCTGCTCGTTCTCCTCGGCAAGAGCGGATATCCGTGTCTCGACGTCAACCAGGTCGCCAACGTTCCGAGCCGCGATCACTAGATCATATTTCCCGGCCGCCCTGAACGTTTGCCGCCTCGTGCCGTCCTTCTGGTAGGCGTCCTCGATCTTGGCTCCGACCAAGACCGAGAAACCCGCCGCCTCAAGATCGAGGAGAGGCTCCCGGACGGACTCCGGGATTTTCCCCTCCATCTCCTCATATGTTACAGCTTTACGAAATGCCATTTGAAGACCTCCAATCGCGCCGGATTCGCGCCGGACCCTGTTTAAGTGGTAATGTTATCGAACAGGTAAACACACGCGGCCGCGACGTTTGACTTGACGGCCTCGCTAGTGTCTATCGACTGAATCAACCGCTCGTCGACATTATGCCGGACCCGGTAAACGTCGCTCCGGATTGCCTCCTCGCGGTATTGCTCGACGATCGGATTTTCGGCGCTATCCTCGGTCCATACAAACGTCCGTCCGACGCCCGGTTGCGTGAGATCCGGACCGCTCGAAATCTTGACGAGCGCCGCATACTCGTTGCTCCATATGTCGCTGATTGACGAGTCGATCCCCTTGCCGGCCGCATCGTAAACGGCCCCGCCGACCAGGACCCGCGGAACGCCGAACAGTTGCGCGAGTTGCATCGAGGTCATGTTGTTAAGATCGATCCCCGGAAACGTGTATTTGAGTTGATCGATAATTTGATCGCACACGCGCAAATCCATAAACGTTGAATAGGCGATCACAAGAGCGTCCGGGAGCATTCCGCACTGTATGCGGAACGCGGTGATCCCGGTGTTGACGTCGTTGATCGGGACCGCATTCGCGGAATCATCCCACTCATGCGTGATACTGTTCGCGGTAAAGTTCGACGCGTTGAACAGCTTGTCGGCGATCCGCTTTTCTTGGCCCTTCATGATAATGCCCATCGCTCTATTGGTCGCGATGAAATCGGCCATACCCGGAGCCTCTTGATCGAACAGAGCTCGCTCTGTATCGTCAATCGGTTCCTCCCATCCTTGTTCCGACGTGATATACTTTCCCCTCTCGTACGGGAAATCGCCGCGGTTATAGCCGCCCCGAGGAGCTCGCGCCGTATCCTGTAGCTTGAGGAGCGCCTCTTTCGGGATCACGGAAAAGGTTGACGAATTTTTCGGCGTCTTGAATATCGGGAATACTTCGAGCCCGATCAAGCCCATGGTCGCCCCTTCGACATACTCCATAACCGCGACGCCGAGATCCGGACGGAAAACCGCTGAATCAGTTGTTGCTCTCATTGTCTCATGCTCCTTTCAAATGGTTTAGACTGAGCTTTCGCCCATGGCTTTCGCCGAACCTGTTTACGTCAACCGTTGCCCGGTGATTTCCAGCCAAACGCCCATGAGGATCACGTCGTCGGTGCCGAGCGTCCCGTCGGTCGGTTGAATTGTGAGCGTAATCACTCCCGGATCCGCCGCGATGTTAGCCGCTGCGAGCGTCAAGGTTTCCTCTTGACACGTCTTTGACACCGCGTCGCCGGTCATAGCGCTCGACGTACCGCCGAAATCCGCATCGGCGTCATAGAGAGCCGCGTCGAGATTATTGAACGCCTCGACGAGCCACGTCACCGCATCGCCGATGGTTGCGCCGACTTTCGCCGCGAGGAAATGCACAATTACATTCGAGGCCGGATCGAGACGAGGCGGGATCACGACGTTTGCCGAGATCGGATCCGGATTCGCGTGATTGTTCCAACGAATACCGAACGACTCGTCGCCGGCCGCAATACCCGGAGTCGGAGACGCGCCATCGGCAAAGGCCGCAAGGACGGTCCCGTCTTGCTCGGCAAATGAACCGATCGGAATCGGGATCAAATGTTCGGCGCTCAATAGGTGAGCATAGAGCTCGGCGAGCGCCGTCTCGACCGTAGCCGCGGCGGTTGCGCCGGCCGCGTCTGCAAAGCTCGTCGCCGCCGCGGTCGTTGACTTGACCGACCAGGGAGCAACCCGGATATGCTTATTATCGACGCCGACCTCAAGCGAGATGGCCAACGGCGAACCGCTGACAGTATCGGTGAGAACTCCATCGGCCCCGCCATATAGGACGGTCCCTCTCGCGATCGCGCTGTCGACGAGGCATTCGATTTCGAATACCCCCGGAAAATTGGCCGGTTTACATGCGACCATTGCGCCGTCTTTGACCGCGTATTGCGTGACGGCGACATGATCCTCGCCGGCGTCGGCATAGTGAACCTCGGGAGGATCGGTCACAGTCCCGCTTTCGATCTTGACCCGCCGATTTGCCTCAAGCGCTTCGCCGGCTTGATACGTGATGATACTTTCATTCCATGACATGGTCTTACCCCCTTTGAGTTAATTCTGATCTTGTCGCCTTGACTATCAACGAGAATCCCGGATTATGCCGCCGTCTGCATCTCCTTGAGATAGGCCGCATGAGCCGCCGGATCCTTTTTGATAACCGCTTTGATTGCATCGGTTCTTGATCCTTTGTTCGCGGCGAGATGTTCCTCGACTTGAGCAAGGAATCCCTTGCCGCCGCCTCCCGCCGAGCTATCCAGCCCGAGCCCCGCGACGCCGGCCGCTTTGATCTTTGCAAGCATCTTTTCGGACGCCGCATCGATTGCCGCTTGGCCGGTCAACGCGTCGTCGTCGACTTCCGGTTCGAGCGCCTTGATCGCGGTCAATTGCTCGATACTGACTCCGGACTCGATAACCGCCTTGAATTTCGCGCCGGCTTCCGCGCCGAATTGAGCGCCGACCAAAGCAAGGACCCGGTCCGTTTCCGCAAGGACTAGGACCGCCGCGGGACCCTTGATATCGACCCCCGCGACGGCCGTCGCCTCAATCGCGGCAACCAGGTCCGGGAGAGCGATCGTCAATTGCTCGACGTTTTCCGGTTTCGTAATGGTGTTCTTCATGATCTTACCTCCGTTTTGATTTGACGCTCCCGCGCCTGGAATAGAAATCGGTTGAGCCTTACTCCGCGACGGAACCAGGGATCCGGCAATCTCAATCGCCCGGTCAATGTTCCCGGTTTCGTCCGCGAGCCCGACGTCAACGGCTTGTTGGCCGAGGAAATCCCGGCCGTCGGCCATATCGTTCAATACCAGTTCCGGCTCGACGTTCAGGTTTCGAGCAACGGTATTGACAAACAGCGTATATATGTAATCAAGTTGCCCCTGCAATGTTTCTCGCGAGAGGTCCGATAGTGGTTCGGCGTCATTGCCGACGGCCTTGTAAGTGCCGGCGGTCAAGATTGTTCGTTTGAGCCCGATCTGTTCGTCGTTGCCGCTCCAATCATGGTGAGTCATTATCGTGCCGATGCTTCCGACAATAGCCGCATTCTCGACGACGATCCCGCCTCCCGCGGCCGAGCCAATCCAATACGCGGCCGAGGCCATCATTCCATTAGCAAACGAAACGATCGGCTTTTCCCTCGCGATCTCCCATATCAAATCGCCGAAAGCCTCGGTCCCGGCAACCGTGCCGCCCGGAGAATCGATATCAAGGACGATACCTTGAACGCCCGTATTGATTCTCGCCTCTTGCATCGCAACCGTAAGAGCAACGAGATTCGTCCCGCCAAAGAACATGGAGAGGAAACTCCCGCGCTTTGAGATCGGACCGTAAATCGGGATAATCGCAATCCCGTCCCGGATCTCCATTTGACCGCGCTCCGGATTCTCGGAGAACAGTGTCGCCTCATGATTCGGCAAGTTGAATTTTTTGCGGACGTCCTCCGCGCCGGCGGTAAGGTGTGCAATCATATCCTCAAGAGTTGCCTTGCGAATCGCCCAGGTCATACCATTTGCGAAATCTGATAATTCCATTATGTGGTTGCCCTCCCGGACTCGATTGCATCGACAACAAGATCGGCGATCGTTTCCGCGGAGGCCTCGTCAATCGTTACCGCGGAGGCCTCCTCCTCGGTCGACCCCTCGTCCGGCGGCTCCGTTTCGCCACCCCCGGCATTTGCCGGAGCGCCGGCCGAGAGGCCTCTCGATTCCAGGTCGTCCCGTTCGTCGGCCAATTGATCGAGCGTTGACTCGTAATCCTCGCCGCTTTCGGATATGATCTTGTTGAGCGTTTTTTGATTGCCGGCGTTCGCTTGCAAATCAGCCTTGACCGCCTTGACCGGCTCGATATCGCCTTTCGGAGTCCCTCGCCAATCGCAACGAGTATATGCCCAGGTTTGCGAATAAAAGTCCTCGATCTCCGGGATCTGGCCCATCAACCATGCTTCCTCTTGGAGCATGACATAGGGGATTTGACAGAACGATTGCCCGCCGATCTTGCGGTGCATGGTATAGACTCGCCACGCGTCCAGCATCGCGGACCGGAAACCGGCGAAACTAAGACCCTCCGGATCCTTGAATAAAACCGCGTAAGGGATCCCCATCGATACGGATATCGCTTTCATGATTGTTCGCGTAAATGGCTCGAACGTTACTCCCGGCCGGTTCGCCGCTATAACGCTCGGCTTTTGACCGGCCGAACCATACATGATCGTCCCTGGTTGAATCTCCTCGTATCGAATATCCTCCGCGGTGCCGTCTGCGTCGGTGATCCCGTCGACCCGGTTTTTCATCATATCGGCCAAGTCGAACGGATTGCCGGCCTCGGTCGCCTCAATGAACAGAGCAAACGCCGACGTCACGATATTCGACATTAATTCGGCATCGAGGAAATCGTTCAAGTCCTTGAACCATTTCATGGCCGGCGCAAGAAAAGGCATCCCTCGGACCTTTTCCGTATCCTGGTTGAAAAATCCGTGTAAGACTTTGTATCGGTGATTATCCTTTGCAGGGATCCGGAGGAAATTCTTTGATATGTCGGCCAACGGTCCGGCGTTGTCGGATTTCTTGATCCAATAGGCGACGGCCTCGGTATGTTCCCCGATCTCGATTCCGTCAATGATGTCTTTCCTTGCAACCAGGTCCGCCGGCGTCTTGAGCCGTTGCGGATTTAACAATCCACACGCGAGCATATACGGCCGAGTCAAGTCCTCGATCATATGAAAGACCATGAGATATTCGCCGTACGTTACGATATTTCTCTCGATAACGTATTGCTGATTCCCAAAGCTCATACGACCGCCGGCGTCCGCGGTCGGAGCCCAGGCCTCGTATATTGCTCGTTGTTTTCTCTGGATAGCTCGCGCCGCCTCTTTCTCAATATCGAGCAATTCCGTCATGACGTTCGGTTGCGGAATCAAGCCCGAGCCGATCACGGTCGTCGCGAACGTGTCGACCACGCCGGCCGCATGGGGATCGTTCTCGACCAAGTCGACCGAGCGAGCGACGATCGTTTCGCGCTGAATCGCGCCGGCCTGTTTACTGACCACGCGTTTCGGCGTCCATCCTTTCATGCTCCCGGTTCTTTTTGCGGCGGTCCGCTGAAAGCTATACGCGCTGGAAGGTGCAAGAGGTTTTCCGGTCGGTCCAAAAAGGCGAGACGGCTCGCGGTTCGTGCTGAGAG